CTCTGGCGTAATCTCGTTCATGAAGACACTAGCATCCTTAAAGCCAGCAGCCTCAATGAACCTGCCCAATGTGTTGCGATACTGACCAACCGTAACAAGAGGATTCGACGGGCCATAAGCCTGAATAATCTGCTCTTGCTTGGCTAGGATCATCTGCAACATGGCAATCTTCTGGTCACGATCACCTGAACCCAGACCAACGTTAACCGACACATCGTACTCATTCTGCCAAGTGCGAGGATCATATTCCACATACTTGCCACGCATACGAACCAGCTTAGGCTTGTCCTGATACTTACCCAGTAGATGCAAGATACCCTTGAACAGGCTCTTAACGCCTGTCTCAGCAAACACTCGAGCAATCAGCTCCATCTTGCCGGAGTTAGACTTCATCATTGCAGCTACAGCAGCCGCAGTAACGTTAGACAACACATCCGGGTCAAGTCCTTGTTGTGCATCGCTAATGCCAGTACGCTTAACCTGAACCTCGTCCAAGTATTGCAGCATCGGCATAGCCTGACCGAACGTAGACGCAACAGACAGCGGCATCAAGGCATTCGGGTTCTTCATCCGGATCACACCGCCCGGCGTAGCATTCAGCAAGTCATCAATGTTCACCTGACCATCAACCACGCCAATACGGTTATGGTTAGTCAGATACAGGTTATCCAGCGACTGACGGACAATCGTAGACTTGATAAGCTGCAGGTCAACGGTACGGTCAGCAAGCGACTGTCCAAAGAACTTGTGCGGNATNGGAATAGGGCAGATCGAATGGAACGGAATGTAATCACACTCCTTGTCCTCTAGTATTTCACTGCCGCAATAGANAATNCGNCGCAGCTCNGCAATACCGTCATCATCNTCNTCAATGCGGATATAGCACTCGTANACCTCAACGGTCTGCATTGCAGGGTCAAGGCTCTGCTGCTCGTCTGGCTGTTCACCNGCATCGAAGCGAGCAANNCGCTCCTGAGAGAACGTCAGATCATCATAAGAAGGTAGCTCATAGACAAGGTCTTCATCGTAGCCCATNGCGATCAAATCNGACCTCGGCATTAGCTTACGATGAGCTACAAAGGGGGAAGTCTCAATGTCCCNAGCCGCCTTNGAGATCAGGAACTCCTCCGGTGGAACATTCTCAATACGTACAGAGCCAGACTTCTTAACTTTCTTGACCTTGACNTCAAAGCGAGGCACNANGATAGGCTGACCCATCATGTCCATACCGCCATCGTCAAACTCNACTTCCTGCTCAACAACCTCCAGCGATTCATCCGACAACAGCATTGCCAGTTCCATCTCGCTCAGGTTCTTGTATTTCTCTACAGTAACGTCTTCACGTTTATCCCAGTACGTCTTAACAACGCCAACCTTCTGAAGCAGGGCATCCTTGAACCAGTTGTGCAGGATCAGCAGACCATCGTTCTCACGATAGAACACCCAGTTGCAGTAGTCAGTGGCTTGTTTAGCGGATTCTTCAGCCTCTTGATTCTTAGGCTCGAAATAGACAATATCTTCTGTTGTCGTAAATACTCGGATAAGTTGTGGCAATGCACCATCGATAGCCTCAGCTACCTCGCCAGTAACGATCTGGCTGCGACCTTCTACCTCATTGCCGTAAGGATTACGTAGATAGTAATCTAGGGCTTTACGACGAGCCTCTGTGGTTTCTGTATCAATGTAGCCAAGACTGTTATCAATCTCGGCTTCCAGAATACCCTTAACTTGGCCTTCATCCATCATAGCAAATACCTTTCAGGCAATTTTGCTTATTATACAATCCAATTAGTCTTAATAGGCAATTCGCTTGACCATGAATCATCAGATTCGTCAAGGCTTATCGCTAGGTATCTAAAGGCATCCGAGTAATGAGAAGCCCAGTTGTGCAGTGGCTTGTCATAGAACACCTGTTGCTTTTCGTTATATTCCCGCCGATAGTTACGTAAGGCATCGAGTCCAGCCTTAGTCTTATGGTCAAACCAGCATCTAGGCAGCATCCTACGGACAGCCTGAATACCGTCAGCAATGGACAGTCTAGGCGCTACCGTTATAGATAGCCCTGCTTCTTCGAGTACTTCCTTACGGCTTCTCCCTGTTCCCAGCTCTCTGACTTCAACGTCGTGGGGAAGATACTGGGTGAATCCTTGGTAGTTGTTCTCTCGCAACCATGATACATAGTAGTCCAGACCGACTCCGTGGTTCTCCATGCAATCAATGATCCTAATTTCTTTACCAGCCAACTGAGCAACCCAAAGGCACGTACTGTCACCCATCCCAAGATCCCAAGCAACGAAAGACTTGCAAAGATCATCACGGTCAATGGTAGTGATACGGCCCTTCGCCTCAAGATCATTGATAATCTGCCCATAGTAACTGCCCTCAATCGCAGCGTTAAAGGAACACTCGAACTCCTGCTGGTACTTGTCCTCACCCATCTCCTGACGAGCAGCCCATAGTTCCTTGTCATTTAGCACACCGGTCTGACTGGCCTTGAACTCTAGTAGCTGCCAGCCCTCAGTAACCTGCGCTCTATCTCTCAGGTCAGCAAAGTGGTTCCTACCTTTAGGCGTACCAATGAATAAGCACCAGCCCTCACGGTCAGCCAGAGCAGGTCTTAGGATCTCGTTCCATATCTTAGGGTTTTGGTCTCCGATCTCATCCAGCACAACGCCATCAAAGTACTGACCACGGAGGCTATCAGCGTTATCAGAGCCGTAAAGACTAATCCGTCTGCCCCAAAAGTCCACCCTAAGTTCTGATATGTTTGCCACTGCCCCCAAAGGACGTGTGAACTCAAGCAGATAATCCCAAGCGACACGCTTAGATTGAGCATAAGTAGGCGCGATATAGGCGAACCGAGGATTAGGTTTCTTGCACTCAATGGCAGCCTTTATCAAGTGATTGATAGCAGAGACAGTTTTCCCCATCCTTCGATGGGCCACTACTACCGTGAACCTTGTGGAGTCTATAGCCTCATGAATAAGGACTTGCTCCTTACGAGGCTTGTAGGCGATCTCGATTACTTCTGCCATGTAACCACGTGTTCTTGAGGCGCACCATCAAGTCCTGTTACCTCAGTCCTAGCCAGCTTAGGAATATGGTACTCACTGAGCTTGTTCATTAGGTCTAGTGCCTTGTACGGGTCTTCCTGCGCTACCTCGTTAAGCCACTTGTCCATGTTCGGAGCATTGCGCTCTAGTAGGTTAGCAATAGCCTCTCGGACTATTTGAGTACTCTTATTAGGCACTCCCTTAGTCCTGCCCTTGCCCATGTTAGTTAGGTTTGCAATTCCTGCATTCCCCTGCACTTTACTGGTTTCATTTGTTTCCATTTTTGCATTATCCTTTGGATGTCATGCTTACTTCTTAAAGTAATTTTCCATATTCTTTATGGTTTGACGTTCATATTGCTTTTTTGTTATTTCTTTATTAATGAACTTGTTTTCTAGCTCTTGATTAAACCAAGGTGCTTTTGTACTCAGTGTTTCTTTGTTAGATGCTTCTGGCAATTTACCCATCAACTTGTCTTCACCGTAAACTCGTTGATAAGCAACCCCTGCGTTTTCAGCATTACCAAACAGATTCCTTAAGCTAGCTTTTGCTGGATCTGGCAAATTTGCTACCGCTTGTGATTGCCCTAAATACTGGTTCAAATCAGCTAATGCTTGTCCAACTGGCATATTAGAGTAGTTAACAGGAGATTCAATCCCGTAAGCCTTTACCTGGTTAACTAAATCATTTATTGCTTTCCTAGCCGTAACTTCTGCTGGATTAACATTTGTTCCTGTACTTGGAGCCATTGGCGCATTGAGTAACCCAGTGGGCTTAATACTTCCCTGAAATTGCGCTAAGTTAAACATCTTTTCCATATAAGGCGTATTAAACGTATCGCCACCAGCTTGCTCTATCGCTCTTTGCTGCGCCACTTCTTCAGGCGTAGGGAAATACCTAGCCGTAGCCGATCTAGCAAACTCAATTGGATTACTAACTAACAATCCTAAGCCAGCCTTAGTCGCTTGTTTCTGCCGATCAATAGCACCTAAAATGCTAGTCAATAATCCGTCAGCCATAAAACACCTCGTACATATCCGGCCTGTTAGCCTTTATCCACTCACGTGGCTCCTCATGGCATTTCTTGTAGTCAGTCCCTACTGTCTGGCTTCCTGCATGATGCACATAAGCCCGGCTGACGAAATGCTCAAACCCTGCTTTTTGCAGGTCATGGCATATTATATTATCGGAATACCAATTCGTGCTAGGGAACTTGGCCACATCCCATGCCTTCTTGCTAATGGTAGCAAATATTGGTGCTATGACTCCTGTGGGCTTAATGTAGAACTCGCTTTCCCACTTTAATCCGACTCGCTCATCTTCCTCCACCGGAAACCTAATGTTCTGGTCAGGCAATACGTAGTCAGACCTAGCACCCAAGAATCCGACATTTACGCCGTTTGATTCCAGAATTTCCGAATCATTCTTCATCACATCTATGGCACTAGGTGTTATAACAACGTCATCGTTAGACACAATTACTGATTTATAACGTCCATGCTCAAAGGCATAATCTATTGCTGTATTGTAAGCATCGCCAAAGTTATCAGCCTGATTCGGCCTCCAGACCAAGTTAGGCAGGATACTCTTAGCCTTATGCCAAAGTTCTAAGCTATTGCCAAATAGATACACAGGCATCGTAGGCGCATAAACTCTAATGCTTTCAAGCAATATCGTTACGCCGGGATTCTTTACCGTACAGATAACTATAGCTTGCACAATGTCACCTTCATTGAGTCTACAGCTCGTGGAGTTCTCAGGATTTCCCCATCAGAAACGGCTGTCTTAGACATTTCTGAGCCTAATTCAGATAACTTAAACTGAAGCTCTGCCAACCTAAAGCCAGATTCCCATCCTAAATACCAGCACCACTCTGTATAGTACAGCCAGCTATTCTCGTTAAATGCTCTTACGTGCGTAGGATCTTGCCAAGCACCCAGACTTAGATCATACGGAACAGAAGCTATCAATTTGCCGGTAGTTTTCAATAAGTCCCGACAGTTCCGCATGGCACTAATTAAATCCGGAATATGCTCTAAAACGTCATTTGCGACGATTTTTTCAAACATCTCTGGCTTAATCTTGATCTGTCCGAATCGGGTTTCTATTACCTCACCCCATTGAACCTTAGAAATGTCGCAACACCAGTCAGGATTTACCCTTGCCTGTATGTCGGAGTTTAGGCAATCTTCTCTCCAGTCTTTGCCGGAGCCTAGATTTAAAATCATTTTTTTGCTTTGTTCTTAGCTGTACGGGAACCACGAACAGGCATCGCTGTCTTAGCTGCTTGCTTAAAGTCAGCCTTAGTAGGAGCGCCCTTAGTACCCGGCTTCTTCATCTTCTCGCCAGAACCTTCGGCTATACGCTTGCGTTTGGCATTAATGTTACTGTAAAGACCTGCTTTCATCTTATCCTCACTTCAGGGGTACTTCAGGGGTAACTTCAGGGGACAATATGCTTTCTACTTGCTGCGCTAACTCTAGCTCGGTAACTTCATACCGACGCTCAAAGGCCTTCCTTCCCATGCCATGATAGCCAGTATTCCCCCTGTGATGTTCGGGGCAAAGTGGGATAGTTGCATAATTAGAATTCCTTACTCCCATCCCCAAACCGATACCTCTGATATGGTGGATCTCAGCAGGAGTCCCAATATAGCCAAGCCTGTAGCAAATTATACAACCTATATCAGCTACTTTTGACAGGTATTGAGCCTCTTTTTTACGCACGATTCCTACCTTCTAAGCGCNTTTGNACATCCAGAACCAGCGCTTTAATCTGGTCTGGATAGTANTAGTAGATGTTCCCGAAGTGCTTNATACCCAACGCCTCAATTTCCCNNTCCGTTAGCTTTCGCAAGGTTAGCGGCAATTCGCTGCTGNCGAGCAATGTTCGTTGGGTCATAGTCGGCGAATCCGTCTACGTCACCGCACTCTGGACACTCAGTAAGAGTATCTTCTGTAAACGAGCATTTNCCTTTAGGTATCTCATCCCAATCGTCTATAAATCCACAAAAGCAACATTGAGCCAGATTGCTATCGTCAACTATATATTTGTCGTTCATATTATCCTCTTATTGAGTTGATCTATCTATATTCCGATTGCTGGCCTCCTGTGAGCGCCAAATATCGACCCTAGCCTGTGCTGCTACCAACATCCAACGAAGCCTCTCAGCCTCCTCTACAGCCTCTCTAAGCCCATCCAGTACAGCCTGATACTCTGGATGAGCATAAGCAGCCGCTTCCTTATCCGCAATAGTGTTGCCCATTGCAGCCTGAAAACATAATGCCTTCTTAGTCTTTCTGTATTCGGTCAAGTACGTGACGTTAGCTTTAGCCTTGGCGTAATCCTTGGCATTTTTAATCATGTAGTCTATGGCTTCATTCGGATTAATTTGTTTCATATTCGCAATCATATTTGTTTGGACAATAAGACAGGACGAGGGGTTGATATTTAACACCTTTCCCACACTGGCTAATCACTCTCGTGGCTACATTCAATTTCCAGAGCGACCGTATCGTGGCCCACCCGTTATCAACCGTTCTGCTCTGTTCCTGAGATACCTGTAGCGAGTTCTCGCGCCGTCCTGTCAATATAGCGCACTCGGTTTTCTTGGCAGCAACCCCGAACATGGGTTCATTCCTAACGTGACCAGTACGGTCTTAGAAAGCAAAAAGCCCTTGAGGCTTGGCTCTCCGTGTGTCAGGCACGTTCCCACTTAAGGGATGAGAACCAAAGCTCAAGGGCTTCAGTTGTTTGTCTAAGCCTGACACAAAGACGAGATAATTATAAACCTATTTAGCAGCGTGTTGGTAAACATAATCAATAGCTTTTGCAAATTGCTTTCTTGTTAACGATAGCTGTAAGTTATCAGTAAGCACTAGCCCGTCACCTATCTCCCTTAAGTCGCTGCCAGATACGCCCCACTTGCCAGCCTTTTCAAACCTAGCCTGTACCTTGAGCATGGCATCAAGCCCTGTCCTGATCTGTTTAGCCTGATCTTCCTTGCCATCAGCGTTAGCAGCCACTAACCCAATGTTCAGCCTTGCAACTATTGTGTTCCAGCTAAACTCGTCTCCGTAGCCCTCTCTTAGCTTTAGCAGCTCAGAATGCGGAGCTAGTTGTAAGGCGGTCTCTGCTTCTTCGTTATGCCGAATAGTCATTGGCAATGTTTTAGGTACGAACTTCTTAGGCTTTCTTGGCTTCTTATTTGCAGGCATCTTTAACCGCCTTAATGGCTTCCTCTTTAGTCTTAACTACAGCGCATTGACCTCGCCAGCCGTGATGCCAGATAACCTGCTGGGAAGTTAACTTACCGTCTCCCTCTTTAATCTCAAGCAATACGTTATAAGGTCTGCCGCCATTGCTGTGACCTACGATTAAGTCAGGACAACCCTCGCCAACCTTGTGCAAGTGCTGGACGGTATAGCCTTCATTCCGCAGTGCAGCAACAATTTCCCTTTGGTTTGCATCTACTCGATAAGCCCTCATTGCTGGCTCCTTGCGCGGATTTGTTTTGCTATGTCATAAGGATGACCCTGCCAAGGTTCTTCACAAATCTTCGCACACGCCTCGCGCTCAGCTGCTACAGCCTCCCGCACCGCAACACAAGCAGGACGCTGACATTCGTTACTGCAAGTATGAATTTCGTTATTCACGCCAATCTCCCTCTATCCCTCGGTTTCCTTTAGACCACTGTTCCTTGCAATCCTTCGCTAGTTTCTCAGCAGTAATATCACCACGATGCTTACGAACTTTTGTCAGAAACTCCATAGCTTTTTCTCTGTCTTCAGCTCTCCAGCGCAATATTTGCCGGACTTCACAGCGGTATCTTTTTTCCTCAACTGCATGAATTTTCAATGAAACTTCATCCACTCAAGATTCTCCATGCTGTTGCCGCACACAATGGAACTTGTCCGTTTCCAATGGCTTTAAGTCTGTCCATCCTAGCTGCCACCCCATCAGCCACTCTACCCACACTGGGTTCAGCGCGCCAGAAGTCGGGTGTACCGATTGACTCAACATAATTTGCTTTCCTTTCGCAATTCTTCTTTGAATTGATGGATTGCTCATGTTCCCACGGTCTTTGTTGTCGCTTGCTTGTGGGGTTGGAAACTTCCTCATCGCAACCGTTGCCGCTAATGTTGGTGTCTTTCTGTTGAATTCCGCTGGGTATGCCGCTTCCTTGGCATTGTGACAGGTTGGCGTAGGCCACATTTCTAGCAACAATCCAGATCCTGTCTCTCTGA